CGCGGCTCGCCCGCAGCACCTGGTCGACGAGGTGCTCCCGTTGCTGGAGGTACAGCACGCGCAGGATCTGGTAGTGGGCCAGCAGGTCCCGCAGTTCATCATGCTGGTCGCGTTGCTGGGCGTTCATCGCACCTGTGCCCCAATCACGCGCAGCGCGGCGATCGGATCGTGGACATAGACCAGGGGCCATCCCATCCGCCGCAGTTCTTGCTGCGCCGTTGTCGCCCTGCCCTTGGGCATTTTCGCGTCCATCATGAACAACCGCCCACGGTAGTACGCCAGCAAGTCGAACCGATCGAGCCGTAGCACCAGGGCGCCGACGTGCTCGAGCGCGTCCACAATCGCCGGCTCATTCGCATCGCGCCGCTTCGCCCAGCCCATTTACAGTCGCGTCCCGTCTTGGCGACGACCACCGTTGCCGAATCCCGCCACCGTCATCAGGCCGGGCGCACACGTGCACTCGTAGCCCTTCAGGTTCCCGATGTCCTCGTCAGCCAGCCGGCCGTCGCCGTCGTAGCCGTTGTTGAACTGGTTGGTCGCGATGGTTTCCCAGACCGTGAAGTCGATCGGATGGCCGCGTCCGCTGTCGTCGAGGCCCCACACCCCGCCGGGCGCGAGCCTGTCTAAGCAGTCGGTGCACCTCGCCGCCATCATGCCGGCCGACCACGCGGGATCGCACTGATAGAGCACGCCGTCCACTTTGCCAAAATTCGCGCGCCAGAAGTCGGTGGGCGTCTCGTCGTTCGCCTGCCAGCTGATGTAATGCGGAAAAAAGTGCAACATGATCCGGCACCGCAGCCCGATGAGCGCCGCGTCGTGATCGATCATTGCGCGCACGATCTCGGGCGACCAGTGATTCATTTCCCACGCGGGCGATTCGATTTGCATCGCGCCTTCGCGGAGCAGCCGTTCGATGAGCGCATCAGGCACACGGAGGTCCGGCGGCGTCGGCGTGTAGTATTTGCTCCGCATCAGGTGATGCACGAACAACCCGGCCTCGCGACACCGCACGCTCATCGCGACGTAGGCGTCCTCGCTCAGGCCGGCCTCGAACGAATCTTGCGGCGAGAGCGAGATGTGCGTGTAGCCGTAGCTGCGATACGTTTGCAGAATCCGGTCTTCCCAGGCGCCGTAGCGATCGAGGAAGTAGGTTAAGACCCGATTCTGCGCGGGTCCATTCGCCCCGCCGGCCACCGCCGGCAGCCCGGGGATCGTCAACCCCCACGCATCGCCGCGCCACCAGCGCACGTCGGCTGTGGCCGGTGGTTCGGCGCGCAGCGTCGTGTAGACCGGCAGCGGCGCGCCCGTCTCGGCGTCCGTCGTCTGCACATCGAACGGCGGCAGCGGCGGCCGCACCACGATCACGGGCGGCGGCACTTCCGGCGTCGACGTCAAGAACGGCCAGGCGGTGGCGTAGCTCATGGCGCCTCAAGTGTCGGCGGTGCTGGAACACGCTGGTAGTAGGCTGGCTCGGTGAACATCGCGTGGCACTGGGTGCAAATCTGATGGTCAGGCTTCGTCTGTGAGCGCCTGATCTCCCAACGGTCGCACTGTGGGCACGCCGCGAACACCTCACCTCGTGCCTCCTCTTGGGCGAGGAGACGGAGGTAGTCGGTTGCCAGCGCCGTGGCATCCTCACGAGTGACCAACTCGAACGACCGCGTGCTCACGCAATCTTCCGCCAGCGCCTTCAGGTCTTCCTTCGTCATCGCTTTGTCACTCGTTCGGAATCGTCTCGGTGAACGGCACCAGATACACGTTCCCGGCGCGGCCCAGCGGCGCGAAGATGATCCGATCCGGCCGCTTCAAGCCTCGTTCGTAGGGCCCTTCACTGCCCGGCGCCCGCGTCTCGACCGTGCCGTCGGGCTGCACCGACAGCACCGTGTCCGCGCCGACCGGATAGGTCACCGTGACGAGATCCCCGTCGAGGATGTTGATTTGGTGCGGGCCAATCGCGACGACGTCGAGCATGATCGGCGCGTCCTCGTCGGGGTCCACGCTCCGGGCCTCTGGTGTGGACAGGGCCGCGCGAATCGCGCTCGACAGGATCCGGCCGACGTGCTGGGGCTGGGCGCGGTCATAGGGCACCTTCACCACGACGGCGATCACGGACGGGAGCGGACGACGATCAGGCAGCGGATGCATCAGCCCTCCACCAGCACGGCCGTGAGCCGTCCAGGGATATACTTTTCTGGAATATGGATGCCTACTTTCACGACGCCTTCGAAGGACTGCAGGCGTGTGCGCGCCATCTGATGGCCGCCAGCCAAGAAATCAACCAGGCCGGCGCCGAATTGATCAAGGTCACGACGGCAGCGCTGCACGCCAAGAACGAACACGAGGATCTGCGCGAGTCGGTGGCCCGCCTCGAAGCACTGATCATGGAACAAGGCGCCGAGCTTCGCGCCCTGCGCGATCGACTCGACCATCCCCCGACGTAACCGCGTCATCGCCCGCCCTCTGATCGCTTCGCCATCGTCAGCACCTTCGACACAGCCGCCCCCGTTTCCACCGCCGACGCGCGTTGGCGGATCCGCTCGGCCGCCTCGCGCCGCGTCTTCATCTTCACCGGCAAGGTTTCATCCGCGCGGTCATAGCGCACCCGCGGCGGCACGATCAACGTGTCGATCAGCGCGTCGCCCTTGTGCCAGCGGCCGAACAGTCCCACGTCAGCCCTCCTCGCCGCTCTGGCGTCGCTTGAAATCCAGCGGCAACAATCCGAGACGCGTCAAATCGAGCGGCGGCGGCGGGTCGGCGTACTCGATCGTCGCCGGCAGATCCGGCGGCGCCGGCCCCGCGCACGTCGCGCAGCGATACTTCTTCGCCTTGCAGCTGCCGAAGGTGATCCGCAACAACACCGTGTCCGCGGGAATGTCCGCGCCGCACTGGCCGCAATGCCGCAGCGTGCGATCGCGCATCCAGGTGGTCATGCGCGTTGGCGTCCTTCCTCGCGAGCTCGGGCCGCATAGAGTCGCACCATGAGATCCGCTGCTTCGCCTCGCGAGAGCGGCCGCGCGTCGTCGACGGCTTCAATGTGCCGCGGATTGTTGGGGCGTCGCGCCGGTGTGCCAGGCAGCGGCCGATTGGATTCGATCAGCCGATACGCCGCCGTGATGTCGTCGTTGGTCCACCGGATCTTCAGCCGCGCGCATTCAACCTTCAGGGCCTCGGTCAGGTCGGTCAGGGACTCGAAGGTTTCGCGGGCCAGCAGCACCCTGACGAGCCGTGCCAGCAGCCGCCCTTGCGACTCGAATTTCTTCTGGGTTTCTTGTCGTTCCATGAGAACCATTCGCGTACCCGCGAGGCCCTAATTGCTAATAGAACGAAGCGTTTACGAAGAGAAGAGGATCTAGCTAATTAGCTGGTTCTGTTCTTCGTTCTTAAAGAGAGCACGCCACAAGCACTGCTTAAGCGCAGCTTGAGTTCTGCTTTGAGCACGCCGCCAAGCACCGCCTGAAGCGTGCGTCGTTACACGCTTACGCGTTGCTTGAGCAGCTTGGCCGCCAGCCCGTTCCCGCCTTTGCGCGCGCGGACCACGTTGCGTTCATGGAGGCTGTTGGCCTCGGCCCAGACCGCCAGCTGGGTGTTGTTCACGAGGTAGTCGCCGTCCCGCCGCCAGTACTTTTCGATCTTGGGCCAGCATCGTTTCCACTCCTGTAGGGTGCACCCGATCGCACGGCGAATGGCTTCGTGATCGGCGGGCAGCTTACACTTCCGATTCCACGCCACCGTCAACATTTCCCGATACAGCCCGCGCGCTTCGATCGGCAGCACAAACGCCGACGATCCGATCCACCGATCCGTCCAAAACCATTCCGCGAGTAACTTGTCGCTCATGTCGATGGGTGTCTCGCTAATGCCGGGTGTCGCGCCGCACGTCGGAGAACTGCAAGTCGATCGTCGGTTCCTCGAGCGCCGCGGCCGCGCGCGTGATCGCCTCGGTCGGCCCGCTCTCCGCCGTGATCGCCGCCGTCAGGATGCTGATCTGGTCTTCCACGACGCCGAGGGTCACCATGATCCCGGCGACGCTGGCAACGATCAGGTGCAGCTCGTCGCGCAGCTGCGCCAGGTCGGCCATCATGCGCGTTTGGTGTTCAGTCATCGGCGGTCATCCAGCATCTCGAGCAGCTTCTTCGCTTCCTCGATACGAATGGGGCTGTTCGCGGACGATGCCATCCACGAAATCAATGTGCCGAGTGTTTTTTTCAACGCGGCGACTTCCCGTTTTAACGCCGCGACCTCTGGCGCCTTGGTCATCCGCCGGCTCCTCCAGGCTGCCCGCGCTGCGCGAGCTCGGTGCGGCTGCGCGGACTGAGCCGCGAGCAATACCAGCAGCGCCGCAGGCCGTCCGGCCCTTTCATCGTGAAATCGTGTTGCGCGTGTCCGGTGGCGCAGGGTTCCTCGGGCGTGACGTCCCAGGGGTGCGGCTCGCGCGGGCGATCGGGCGGCACGTTGGGCCGCGCCTGCTGCAGCTGCTGCTGGGCGCGGTCTTCGGCGGCCTGGGCGGCGAGGCGTTCGCGGTGCGCGCTCATGGCTGATCTCCCGGCCGCGTCGACGACTGCACCGCAACCGAATCAGGATCGGTGAAAAACTCCCCGCACCAATCCGTCGCCGCCGTGCCCGGCCACGCGCTCATGGGCCCCTCGTCCGTGAAGTCGACGACGGGCGGCCGCCGGCGGCACTGTCCGAATGCCTCGGTGCCTGGTTGCCAGTACAGGCAGCGACTGCACGACATGACGCGCACGTCGGTGGTGAGGGTCATGGCTCCTCCGTGACGGCGAGGCCGCCGCGCGTGGTCTTGACGTGGGGCGGCACGGTCTCGGCGCCATCGAGCAGGGACGCGCCTTTGCGCGCCGGCTTCTGTGCTTTCGCCTTCGGCGTCCGGCGCGCGAGAATGCCGCGGGCGATCGCCAGGACGGTCTGCGCCTGCTCGAGCGGCGCGCTCTCGAAGAACGCCACCACCACATCGACGGGATCTTTGCGTCGACTCATGCGGCCACCTCGTGATCCACCGACACACCCAGCCGGTGCGCGAAGTCGGCCACCTGGTCGAGATACGCGCTGAATTCGTCCTTCGTCAACGTGGTCGTGGTCGTCAGCGCAGCGAGTTCCACGTCGTCAACGACTTCGCCCTGGGCGTCGTGAATCAGCACCCGGTGCGCGGCCGGCAGAAACCGCTGCTTGAGATACGCGTGCACCTCGAGCGGTGAATAGCCCGTGTGCGCGGCCAGCGGTGCGACGTACCCGGCCCAGTACCGCGCGTTCAGCCCCCGGGATCGGGTCGCGCCTGCCGGCTCAATGCGGACGAGGACTTCGCCATCCGGCCACGCCGCACACGCCCGCGTGAAGGCCTGCTTCTGGCGCAGCTTGAGCTGGCCGCCGCGGACGAAGCCCGAGGCCACATAGGCGCGCGTCGCCATCACGCCTCCACCAGCACGTCGGCCGCGAGCTGCGCCACGTCCTTGTAGTCGCGGTCGCACTCGGTGAGAAACAGCCGCACCAGCAGTTCATAGGCCTTCAAGTCGACGTGCTCGCGGTAGACGCGCACGATCACCAGGCGTAACGCCTCGGGAAAGCGATCATCGAACGACACGAAGTCGCACCACGCCGCGCCGGTCAGCCAAATCTGATGCTGGATCTGCGCGAAGTAGTCCTTCGGCACCGCGTGTGACCGCAGGTACGCCAGGTGCGTCGCCGACTTCGGACACTTGATCTCGACCAGGCCGGTGTAGCCGCCGATCTCCCCGTCGGGCGAGCCGCCGGTGGCGAGCTCGGGGTGCTGCAGGAAGCCGCACGGCTGCACGAGGGCGCCGGTGGCCGCTTCATAGGCGGCGCGCGCGTCGGCTTCCTTGTCGATCCCGCGCTGCATCTCGGCGTTCACGAAGCCGGTGTCCTGGGACATGTTTGTCAAACGCTCACAAACAATTTGCATGCGGAGGTCGCGCCGGGCGGCGGCCTCGCCGGTCTTGATTGTCGCCAGCATGTCGCACGCGCGCGAGGCCGTCAGCTTGCCCACGCGCGCGGCATACCAGGCCGGCGTGCGTTGATCGGGGGTGAGGATCGTGAAGGTCACCATCGGATTTCGTCCGCAGTCACGGGTTTACCAACTGGACGCGCCTCGGCGACGAGGGGCTTTTCAGGTGGATCGACAAAGACCGTTCGCCAATCAAGGGCGTTGGCGGCCAGAGAATCCCTGGACATCACGACATACGGATCGTTGCTGCCGTTGACGGCGGGAACCTCCACGATGTCGGTCTCGGGCCACAATTCCTGAAACTGGTTTCGAAAGAAACGCTTCATCGGCGTCGTCCATCGATCGGGCAAGAAGATCACATCGATCGCCGGCACGGCCGTTGTCCAAAAAGCCGCTTCAAATCCGTCCTTTACGTCTCGGTAGACGTACAGACACGGCACGCCCAATCGGATGTAGTGCGTAATTGGCAATGCTTCGATCGAGGCCCGGGTGTAGCGGCCCGAATTGGTCTTCGCTTCAAAGAGTCGACAGGACTGGTCCTTCACCGCCACGCGATCGGCGCGGGCGCGGACATACAGCGCCGCCGGATCCCAACAGCGTCTCAGCGCGTTTTGCACCGGTTCTGGCATGACCGTGTGATACGTCGCCGATCCCACTACCCAGCCATTCGCCGTCGCGACGGCGATCAGGTCAGCCTCGAGGGCCGCATGGTGCGGATCATTGGGGTCAGCCATAGACGACCTCCCGCAGGCGCTGCCGGGCGATCCAGACGGACTCCTCATCGATGTCGCAGGTGAGATAGCGGCGCGACGTCTGGAGGGCCGCTATCGCCGTGGTGCCACCGCCGCAGAAGGGATCGAAGACCAGGTCGCCCAGGTTCGTCAGCGCCTCGATGTAGTACCGCGCCTCAGTGGTGCCCTGCTGCCACGGGTGCGCGTCCTTCTCTTGTTTCGAGATCACCAGGTCGTTGACGAATCGGAGATCGTCGCGACTACGAAACTTGCCCTTGACAAACCACAGCAGCGGCTTCCAGTGCACGACGATCCCGTACTCCGTCATCCGTGCCAGCGGCCCGGAGTGCACCATCGCCAGCGGCCAGAAGAACGTCAGCCCGGCGGCCTGCAGCATCGCGATCACTTCAGGCATGCGGTGATGCGACGTGTAGGTGATCAGCGAGGCGCCATCCTTCAGGACGCGCGCGGCCACCGTCCCGAGGTCGCGATAGATCGGCAGCGTCTTGTCGTGATAGGGCGGATCGGTGAAGACCATCGACACGCTGTCGTCGGCGATCGTGGCCGCGACGTCCACAAAGGACCCGACCTCGATTCCCAGGTCGTCGTCGCCGACTTGGTCGAGGGCCGCCGCTGCCGCCTGCGATCGGCGCGTTGCCCGGAGTTTGTCGCGTTCGATCTTGGCGGCCAGTCGGAGTAGTTCGATCGTCGACAGTTGCTTCTCGCGTTCAATGTGTTGATCGGCGAGGTACCACTCGACGTGTTCGTCGGTCACTCGAAAGACACGCTGCCACCTATCCGCCGTGTTGTGGCCGATACCGACTTCCTTCAGGGCTGACTGAAATTCCGTCCTCTCGGAGGATCCAATTTTGCCGTTTCGCGAAGGTCGCCCTGCGCCTCGGCGAGGATCCCGACGAATAGCATCGAGGGCCTCGCCTGCGACTCGTTCGGCCCGAATACGACTCGCGATCAGGCGATTCGTTGTCGGCCCAAGGGCCTTCGCTTCCCGCGCCACCTGGGTCCAAATCTTGGCCACCTTCTGCGCCTTGGCGGCATAGGCCAGTCCCTCAAGGGGATTGATCGCCACGGTATCGTGCGCCTTGCGAATGAGCGCATCGATCTGCTGTAGCACGCCCCGCGGCACTGGCTGGGCCGGGATGGCCCGCCTAGCAATTGCCGTGGTCTTCTTGGTCGTGCCCTGCATCACTCGCCCTTCGCCGCGTTCTTCTTCGCGTCCGCCTCAACCGCCCGCTTCTTCAACGTCTCCCACGCGCCGGGCTCGGTCGCCGCCAAGTATTCGCGCGCCACCTGCGGCGACTGCTTCCAGGCCTCGGCGAGCAGCGCGGTCCCTTCATCAGCCACCGCCGTCAGGTCGGTCAGCCACTCGTCGAAGGCCTCGGGCTTCGCCTTATCGGTCGGCTTCGGGTCGCGCGTCGGGCCGGCGAACGCTTCGTCGACGGTCGTATCGCCTTCCTTGATGGCCGTGGCGAGGCCCTTGAGCGTGCCCAGGTGCTCGAGGGTGATGTCTTCGACGCCCTTCACTTCGAGCAGGCGAAACACCTTGTCGTTCAAGACGCCCAGCTTCAGGAAGTAGGCGAGCATCGCGTCGCGGCGCTTGACGAGCGTCGACGCATCGCCGACGGCGACCTGGCGGCAGGCTTCGTAGACCGGGCCCCAGAAGGCTTTTGGCACGACCTTGAGGACAGCGTTACGGATGGCGATCGACGTCGCGGCGTTTGACGTGACGCCGACCATGTCGTCGGAGAAACGCTTGCCGTTCTTCGACGTGATCCGGCGTTTCGTCTCGAAGGCAATCAACACATTGTTTTGAATGTCGAACGCGGTCCCGCGGGCCGTGATGAACTTCCCGTCATCGTCGACGGGGCGGCCTTCAATCCGCATGTTGCCGTAGGCGCTAGCGAGAATTTCCGCCAGCCGGGCCGACGGGCCTTCGATCGTTTTCCCGTCCCGCGGCAGGGCGTAGATGCAGCTCTCGGCCGTGTCCTGGTCGAGCGTGGCCATCTCGAGCGCGCGGTCCTTGAAGGTTTTCAAGCTGCGCGGGAAGCGCTTGGCCGTGGCGATCTGCACGTCGATTTCGCCCCGGGTGATCGCCTCGATCGCGTGGACACTCGTCACCTCGAGGGGATCGGGTTCCAGCACCGTCGCACCGTCTTTCGTCATCGGCAAGCCCTCCAGATCAGGTGTAAACGGCGCCACACGCGCGTGAACCAGCGCGGCCGCCCGACGGGGATCCCGGGCGGCAGGACGGGCGGCCGCGGCGAGAGCAACGTCGTCACGGCGTCCCCACCCGCGGATACGGGCCCCGGGCCTCATCGATGGCCGGGTAGATGAGATCGCGGATCTGGGCTTTCTCCCTGGTACCGATGTCGAGGCCCTCGACGAGCCGCCAGATCGCCTGGAGCGTTTCGAACATCACCGGCGCCGCGGCGATCAGGTACGCATTCGCATGCGCCGCTTCTGGCGAACCGCCATGCACGCTCGCCACGATCTCTCTGGCGACCCCATCGAAAGATTTGCCTAAAATCGACCGCCTCGGTCCAACCGTCCACGGCCCCGGAGTCAGCGGCGACAGCAGCGTTGTCATCGCCGCACCTCGTAGCCGTCGGCGATCTCCCCGTGGGCGGGCGGCTCGGGGCGGCAGCGGCCGGGATAGATCGGCGCCCGGCGCGCGCGCTGCTCGGCATACGTCGGGTGCCAGTGTTCCGCGAAGGGCTGCGCGGCGAAGCCGGTGATCACGGTCGCGCCGCAGTCGGCGCACGCCCAGCGATCGGCGTCCCAGAGTTTGTACGGGGCGCCGTCCTCGAGGAGTTCTTCGACGGTGACGCTGTTGCGCACCACGTGCATGAAGCGGCCACAGCCACAGAGGACGGACGAGGCGGTCGGCATCAGGCCTGCCGCCTAAAAAAGCGCGATTGCCCCCATTGGCCGGCGAGATAGCGATCGACCAAGTCGGCGCGGTAGCGCACGGTCTTACCGAGTCGGGGCTTGAGTTCCTCTAGAAACGGCAGCTTTCCCTGCGTTTTGAGATTGCGGAATGTTCCCACCGGCATTTTGAGCAACCCGCAGATTTCCGCCGTCGTGTAACACGTCGGGGCGCTCATGCCACCCTCGACTCACGTGTCCGGCGGCGACGACGCACGGCAACCCGCTGGCGGCCGTCTTGCGGTTCGTTGGCCTGCGCCGGATCAGGGCCGAGCCGCAGGCGCTCTAGCGGAATCGCGAGGGCTTCCGCCAGGCGCACCACGGTCTGATAGGTCTGGCGCTTGGGGGTTTGGGTTTCCAGTTTCGAAATGACGTTTTGGGGAATGCGGCTGATATCCGCTAGGCGGCGTTGCGTCCACTGCCGCTGTTCGCGGGCGGTGCGGAGGTAGATGGGTTTCATAGCCAGCTCAACCGGGACTTACGCTAGTCCATAGTGCGATATCGCGTCAAGCATATTTTCGTGCCGGATCTGCACGGGAAATCTGGCGCTGCACAGATACAGTGTGCCGTGCCCGCGCTATAGTCGCCTTCTGTAAGGGAAATACCCGAAGCGTCGGCCAATGCCGGAAAACTCCGGTTTCATCCGGTAGCGTCCGGTAATCTCCACTAATATCCTATTTGCGATATAGTATCGCTCTATGGATATTAACTGGCCGCGCATTCGGGCGTTCTACCTGCACTGCATGCAGACGAAACGCCTGACCCAGAAGGTGATCATCGCGCGCGGCGGCATCCGGAGCCAAAGCCTGCTCTCGCGCATGATCAACAACGATGGCTATGGGCCGACCGTCGAAATCTTCGTGCGGGCAGTGCGGGGACTTGGTATGGACATCCTCCAGTTCTTTACCGAATTGGAGCGCCATGAACGCACGCTTGCCCAACACGAGGAGTCCTATGGCCGTTCACCGTCTCCCCGGGCGTCCGGCGGGCTCACCGATGCCCAAATCCTGGCCGCCATCGCCCAAGTCAGCCAAGAGAGTCAAACCTTGGCCGCTCGCATCGACGATCTCCGCAGCACTCTCGGCAATGCGCGGCGTCCTCGCCCCGCTCGAGCCGGAGATCCTCAAGGAAGTCACGACCGCCCTGCCCCGGATCCTGCATTTACTGATTCACGATCTCCGGCAGAAAAAGAAGCCAATGCTGCACGCCCTGCCGCGCGCCGATAGGGCGGCACCGACCATCAGTGCCCAGAATCGTCCGATGACCAAACATGAACGCGAATTGATCCGCTTGATGTATCAGCAGCGGGTCGAAGAGGGCCGGAATCAGCAACGCCTCATCGAAAACCTACGCGACTCCATCGAAAGCGTGCAGCGAATGCAGGCGGCGCAAGACGAGATGTTGAAGCTCATTGGCGAGCTGCTCGAGTTGCAGCAGGACACCGAGTAACGCGCCAGATGGCACGCAAGGAAAAGGGTATTCGACGACTCCCGAGCGGCAACTGGTACGTCAGGGTCCGCGTGAACGGCGAGGTCATCCCGCAAACCTTTCCGGGGTCCACCTCGCTCGAGACGATGCGCCAGTGGCGCGACGCGCAGAAGCAGGCGCCGCCCCCGCCGGCGCCGGTCGGCGGATCGTTCTGGGATGACATCGAGCAGCACCTGGCCCGCCCGACCGTCGCCAGTAAGACGGCGACGATCAAGCAGCGCACGGCCCATCTGATGTTGTGGGTGGAGGCGCTCGGCCGCGACCGCCCGCGCGCCAGCATTCAGCCGCGCGAGATCGAAGCGGTGGCCGCACGCTGGCGCCGCACGCCGACCAATCAGCCCGACCCGACGATCCGCGGTCGCCGCGGCCGCCCCAGCGCGCCGCACGGCCTGGCGCCTGGCACCGTGCGGAAACGGCTGTTGTATCTCCAGCTCTTTTTCCTTGAGCGCAACGGCGCGGCGGGCGCCAATCCGGTGCGGGGCTTACTGAAGCAGCATCGCGAGCCCAAAGCGGAAGCCCGGGCGATCGACTATGCCGTCATTGAGCGCGCGCTCGCGGCGATGCCGACGACACGGCTCGAGGGGTCGCGTCGCGGGCCGGCCCCACAGCGCGTCGTCGTCAACAAGGCCCCCTTACGCGCCCGCGTGATGGCGTACACCGGCATCCCGCCGATGATCCTGATGCAGATCAGACCGGAGGACATCACGTGGACGACGCCGGCGTCAGTGCGCGTCCCGCCGCGCGACAAAGGGGAGGGCGTGGAAGCGCGCACGCTCCCGCTCGACGGGCCCGGCCTCGAGGCGTTCCGGCAGTTCCATGCCGCGCACGCGTATGGCGCCTTCGCGGTCGGGGCGGTCAACGTCTCGTTCAAGCGGGCGTTGAGGCGCACGGGGGTCACGGCGGGCAATCTGCATCTGTATGACCTGCGCCACAGTTTCTTGACCGAGGTCTACATCCACACGCGCGACGAAGCGACGGTGGGGCGCCTCGGCCTGCATGCGGAGGGATCACCGATGCCGGCGCGCTATACGCGGGGGGCGCATGCCGTAGTGGACCGGGCCGCGGTCGCGATGGTCGGCGCGGCGCTCGGGGCCCGCCAGCGGGAGGTGGCCCTGCCAGGGCCTGCGGCGGCGGCGCCAGTACGGCAACCGGCCCAAAAGTGTCACGCGAAAGTGTCACGACGACGGAAGACCAGCAAGCAGAAGCACTTGAGAGCCGTCTCGTAGTCCTTTCAAGGCCAAAACACGGGTTCGAATCCCGTTGGGGACGTACCCTCAAATCACTCGAAATACTGAGCAAAACATCAATAAATCAGCCAGTCCGCGCCGTGAAGGTACATGCTGTGGACTTCCAATTGCTCCCGATTTCTCCCACGAGCGAGTACGGAAAGTGTCATGAAAGTGTTATGGCAGAGCTATGGGGGTTTACGTCATCCCTGATGGCGATCGCGCCGCCTGCGCCCGTTCTGGCGGTTCTGGGCGGCCTCCAGCCCGTCGTCGTTCGTCCGGCCATCTCGGAGGTCCGCTGACGGCCGTCCGACAGCCTCTGGGCCGAATCATTGGGGTTTTTGCGGGCATTGGTCTTGCCTCTTGGATGGCCATGATCGACAACAGGATCTCCCAATCTCTCTGCTCCGCGACCACCGTCGTGCTGCTATTCATGAGCGCCACGCTCGGCGCCCAGACGCCCGCACCCATTCCGCTGCGGCCGTTGTTCGATCAGATTCGCGGCTGGTCCCCGGAGCACGGTGCCCTCTACATGCTGACCTACCGCTACCATGACCACACGCCGCAGACCGGCGACCAGGTCTGGAGTCGCATCGCCGAAGCGAAAGGGCGTCAGCCGATCAATCCGATCGAACAGGCGTCCTATGCCTTCGTCACCGGCTACTACGAGGCCTTAAGTCAGACGTTCGAACTGATGACGAGCGGACGCTTCGTCTCCACCGATCCACTCATCCCCTTACTCGTGGGCGCGCATCGCGACCAGGTCGCCGTCGTCATCGAAGGACGTGTCTACGATCAAGTCTTCAACACGCTGAGAACGACGACGCACGGTCGCGCGCTCGATGTCGCACGCGCCGTTGCGTTGCCCGCGCTGCACGCGGCCAAGCCGTTGTGCCAACTGCCCGCCGTCGGCTTCGTCGGCCTCGAGGTCATCTATGGCAGCAAGAATTTTCTAGATCACGCCGATGACTCGCTCAAGGCCGAAGTCCTGACCGTGGTGACACCGTCCGCGACGTGCCGCCAATTCATCGCCGGCGCCATCTCCGAGGACGAACTGCTCCGCAGCGCCGATGTCTACCTGCAAGATCGGGATAGTCTCGAGACCCGCAAAGTCACGTTGGCGATCCAGTAGGCCGCGACTATTCCTGGCCGAAGTGTTCCGAAAATTCCTCGTGAGCCGCCAGCGTAGCCGCTACGTCTCGTCCGCCGTGTTGCCGCCGAAGCGTTCCGAGAATTCGTCATCAGAGATCACTTCGATCGGCTGGCCCGAGTAGCGATTCGAGATCACCCACTCGGTCTCGTGCAGCTCGTAGGCCTTCGTGTCCGTGAAGACGCGCGGCAGGCCATCCGTGAAGAGGTCCGGGATCAGGACCGCGCCGATCGGCAGCGGCTGGGCGAGGAGGTACTGCTCCGCGAACACCTTCAAGGGGCGCTCGGTGTGCTGCTTCTGATTACCCTGCGGCGGAAAAGGGGCGGCCATGTGATCTCCTTCAGGGCAACTCGTAACTACCGCGCACAGAGAGCACGGCGCCCGCGGCCCACGTGAACGGGGTGGTGGGATTCACCAGTGCGCCGGACACCGTCGCCATATAGACGCCCGCGCCCAGGCCATAGGCCGCGATGGGTCCCTGAATGGATCCGCCGCCCGTCATCGCCCCGACGCGCAAATGCGTCGCCTGCGCGTTCGCCCCGGGCTCCAGGCGCGGCGTGAAGGGGAGCGACAGGGTCCAGTAGGAACTGCTCCCGTACGTGGTGGTCGACCCCATCACCAGCACGATCGCGACGTCGATCCATTGCCCGATCCGGAAATACCGCCCGATGAGGGTGGCGTTCCCGAGGCCCGGGCCGATGTTGTCGGCGCCGGCCCACCCGGGGACGTAGGGGGTCCAGAGGCCGCTGACGCCGGGCAAGGCATCGATCGGATCGAGCACCACGGTCTTGATCTGGTTTTTGTTCCAGACGGTGCCGACGGTGTTGGTGCCGTCGTCGTCGACGAGCGCATTGAACGGCGCGCGGTTGATGCTCATTGCCCACCTAACGTCTTGGCGAGTTGGCGAATCAAGTTGTCGAGCGAAAAGCGCGTCGTGGACGCGGTGACGTCGAAGCGCGGCGCGAGACCGGGCGCGATGTCAATCTCGGAAATCTGCACGTCCTGGATCACGAGGTCGGCCACGATCGGCGGGCTGGCGAGATTCACCGTCACCGGCTTCCCGGACTTGGTCTTCAGGTCGCGCGTCGCGTAGCGCACGGTACGGATCGCCGTCGCGAAGATCGCGAGCGTCGCATCACAGAGGGCCGTGAGCGACGGGATGCCGCGGCGTTCATCGACAATCGGCTCGCCTTCGTACACGCCATCGGCGGGCGTGATGCCGTTGACGGCGTCGATGACCGCTTGCGAGGCTTGCGCGGCGAGGGCGTCGCGCTGCACCCAAATGTTGATCGGCGTGCCCTTCGGGATGGCCGCCGTGATGCCGGTGACCCCGGTGAGCTGCGGCACGGCGACGAGATGGTCGCCATAGCGGACAGAGTTCACGAGGGCGCCCGGCCCCGACGCCGGGATGCCGGTCACGTTGTTTCCTGTCACGCCGGTATAGCGAATGACCTGGCCGCCGTCCAGGGTCGCCCAGCCCTGCGCCGGGAGGGCGCCGAGGCCCGACGTCGGGAGCGACGTGGCGCCCGCGTTGATTTGGCCGGACGGCTGCGTCAGGCCGGAGGTATCGGTCCCTGGCGCAAACGCGCCGAGTGATCCATCCGGGGTGGCATCCTGCACGCCCGTGGTCGCGGTATTCCCGGCAATGGTCTGCTGCAGTTTCAGCTGCGTGCCGTTGACCGAGGTCCGATAGTACTTCCGGGAGATGGTGCCGCTCGGGCCGACGGCGATGCCCGCGATCGTGGCTTGCGTCAGGGCCGCCGCGCTCGCGTTGGCGGTCGGGGGCGTCACGCCGCTGTCGGGATACGCGCTGTCCTGGAACAAGGGCGTATCGGTCGGTGCATAGGCGAGGAGATTGCCGCCCGATTGAATCACCTGCCACGTCCCGCCATTCCGCCGGCGCCAGGCATGCGTCCAGGTCACGCCCGCGGGCGCGGCCGCATGGTTGGTGAGATAGCAATACACGCTCTTCGCGACGGTCCAGCCATAGTTGGTCTGCCACGACAGCGCCTGCGCGACGGTGAGCGGGCCGCTGGCGGGGCTCAGGTGGGTCTCGTGCGTTAGATCGTTGGGGTCGGAGGCGGTGCTGTACGAATAGGCGTACTCAACGACATCCCCAATGTGGGGCGGTGGGGCCGTCGCGTTGTAGTCGGGGGGCGTGCCGCCCGACCCGAAGTGCCCTGGTGAATCCACTTGCGTCGGCGCATCGGGCGTCATCGTCGGGTCGGCGATCGTGCGCGTGCCGAGCGTCGTGAAGACGGTGATCGGACTCGGCAGCGTTTCGCCGGTCGCCGTCACGAAGGTGTAGGCGCCCTTGTAGGTGCCGACGCCCAAGCCGGCGCCCGCCACGGGCGTGAGCGAGGGCTCCGTCGAGGGCGTCACCCCCGGGCCGATGATCGTCCCGTCCCCGCCCAGCGCACAACGGGTATAGGCCAGCCGCTGCGTGAGCGCGATGGCCCGCCCGCCGTCGGGGGCAAACATCACCGCGTCGTTGATCGGCACAATCGTCTCGCCCGCCAGCACGTCACTGAGCGTCGGCTCCGCGTGCCCCTTGCCATAGACGCGCGTCCGCAGTTGCGAGGTGTCGGCGCTCGAGGTGATCGGCGGCTCATTCAAGAACGGGTGCGCGGCATCGATGGGATCGCAGGGCGCATCGGCGAGCTCGGTGAAGAGATAGGCGACGCCGTCCTCGAACTTGAAATAGCCGAGGACCAGTTTCGCGAGCTGCGCGAAGGCGCCGCTCATGCCTTCGGTGCCGTCGAGGAACACGGTGACCGGCGGGAGACCCGCCTCGATGCCGGCGGTCGAGAGCGCCGGGGCAAAGGACGCCAGGAGCTCGAGCGCGACCGTGGTGGCGGAGATGTTCGCCCAGGATCCGAACGGCCGGCGACGGTTGGCCTGCTGCGTGTCATCGATGGCCGCGCAGTCCCACGCGACCGTGTGCGGCCGGCCGACGTAGCTGAGAGCGATAGTCTGCAGGGTGCCGCTGAACAGCACGATGGGAGAGTCGGCGTTCAGCGTGACGACGAGTTTCTGATTCGGCTGCGGGGCCGTCGGCCCGTAGTAGGTGAAGACGCAGCTATTCGGCGCGTCGTTGAGGATGTCCGAGATCCGCACGCTGCCGACCTTGACCGCGCCGGTGATCCACACGCCCGAGAGATAGATCCCGACCTTCGTCGCGCGGATCGGGATCAGCGCCGCCGGCAGGTAATTGAGCCGGAAGTTATTGAGGCGCGCGGTGCCGAGGACGGCGGGCTGCGTCGGCATCAGGACGCCCCGAACTGCTGGCCCCGCATCGCCGCGCGCATGATTTCATCCGACACCTGGCGCGCGACGTCGGCCGCCGTGCCGTTGACGTGAATCGTGATGTTCTGCACGAGGCCGCCCACGCCCCCGCCGCCACTCGTCAACGGGACAATGGCTTCCTTCCCGTGCAGCATCGCGAGCGTCCCGCTGCCGAAATCCCCGACGCCGCCCGCGGCAAAACTGTATTTGGGCAGCTGGAACGACGGCGTGTAGCCCGGCGTGTAGCCGGCGAAGGAGGGCGCCTGGAACGCCCCGCCCGTCGAGCCGCCCGCACTATTGGCGGCGGTATAGGTTCGCGTGGCCGCGGTGGCGGCATTCAAGGAGGCGACGGTCTTGTCAAGCGCGGTGGCCTTGCGCGCCGCCGCCTGCGCGGCGTCGTCATCGGCCTTCGCTGAGGCGAGTAACGCATCGGTGTATTGCTTGTAGAGCAGGTTCTCCTGCTGCGCTTGGTCGATGCCGGCGACCTTCTTCGCGTGCAGCGCGTCCAGCCCCTTCTGGAGGGTGTCATAGGCAGTGATCTGCTGGGCGATGCCCCCCGAGGCCGTCAGGCCATAGGCGGCGTTCAGCTTCGTTTGCGCGTCCAGTTCTGCGAGCACCGCCGCGTTGACCACGTCCTTGCGCTGGTTCTCGAGCGCGATGATCTTGGCGCTGATCGCCTCGTGCGCCTTGCCATAGTCCTCGATCAACTTCATCCGATCTTTCTCGGACGTGATGTTGTCGTAGACCGATTGGGTGAGGGCGAGTTCCTGTGCATCGAGCCGTTGCAGCGCGGCGATCTGCTCTTCGGTCCCGTAGGCTTTCGCGTTCGCCGCGACAACGGTGTCGAGCATCTTGATCTTGGCGGCGTAACTCGCCATTTGCATCGCATCAAAGGCCGCCTGGGCTTTGGTGGCTTCGGTCACGGCGGTTTTCAAGGCCTCGAGTTCCGCCGCGGTGAGCTGTGGGTAGGCTTTTATCAACGCCGCCATGGAGGCGCCGGCGTTGATGTAGTAGGTGACTTGCTCGGCGAGGACCGGATTGATCCCGGCGATCGTCTCGTGGTACGAGGTGCCTAAGGAGTTCAGCTCCTTCCAGCCCTCCGCGAACCGATCCGCCGCCTCGATCTCTGCTTTCGTCAGGACGATCCGCTTTTCCTGCTTCGGCAGTTCGATGTCCGTCGCGGCGGCGGCCGCCTGACCCGCGCGCGTGAGTTTGTCAAACGTCTGGGCGAGATTCGTGACATCGCCCGAGAGCAACACCAGCAGTTTCTCGTACGTACTCAGCTTGCTAAACGCCTCGGCGCCGATGACGGCCGCGCCGGCCTGTGACGTCGCCGCATTCTTGGTGCGGACGACGAACTGGTCCCAGGCATCGCCGAGCTTGTCGATCGCCCCGACCTGTGCGGTCGTGGCCGCGGTCGCCTTCTCCATCGATGCCGTAAAGCCTTGGTCGATGGCCTGCGCAATGCCGCCATACGACTTCTGCATCAGCTCGACGCCGAGTCGATTGCGTTCCTGCACGTTCGCCACGCCCTCGAGCGCCTTCGCCACGGTATTGAACTGCTGATCGACCCCCATGTTCATCAGGGCCTGATAGTTCAGGCCGAGTTTTTTGACCGCGTCCACGACGGGGGCCGTGCCACCTTCCAGTGCGATGCCGAGCCTAAAGGCCGACTGCGTAAAGTCCTCGACGGACACATGCGCGGCGGCCCCGACCTCGGCGAATTTCTGCAACTGCTCGACCGAGAGGCCGGTCTTCGCGCTCATGTCCGCGAGCGCCCCGGCGTTGTCGAGGATGGCCTTCCCCACGTCGATCAAGGCCTGCGCGCCTTCTCGGCCCCATTGCACGAGTTGGGTGGTGCCCAGTGAAATCCCGAAGCCGGCCAGGACGCCGCTCGCCACCGACCAGGCCGACGTCGTGGTCTGCGTCGCCCGCGCGAGCCGCAGCATCTCTTCCGAGGCGCCGCGGGCATGATCGGCCAGGCTCTGGACCCCGGCCGGCACGTCCTGGCCGAGCGCCCGCAGCTTGTCCACGGCTTGTTGGGCGGTGTTCCCGAGCCGTTGCAGCTCGTCGTAGGTCAGCTTCGTGACGCCGCCCAGGCGGTCGACGGCTTCGGCCGCCACGGTGGCCGCCTGCACGATCTTGACGCCCGAGATCGAGTTCTCCATCGCCGTCAGCGACGACGCCACCCTCTTCGAGTTGTCCTCGAAGGCCTGCAGCTGCGTCTGCGCGACCTGGACGGCCGTGCTGAACACAGTGAAGTCGGCTTGAAACGTGGCGCTGATGGGCACCTAGAACTCCTCGCGCTCGGCATCCCGCGATTCTTGTTTCAGCATGTCGACGAGGACCTCGTAGTCGTCGAGGCTCAGGCCGCGGACCCACTCGACACGCCAGCCGCAGCGTCGGGCGATGGCGAGATCGCTGCGGATGCCTTCTCGCCAGCCTGGCCGTTTTTTCGCGCGATCCGCGCCGCTTCGCAGGCCGCATCGTGGACATCGACGGCGTCCACAATCTCCCGATAGGTGTCGACATCGAGCCCGTCGATCGCCGCCTCGCTCACGGGCTCCGGCCGCCCGTCCATCCCGAGCAGCGACCACCCGACGACATACTCGACGACCTTCGTCAGCCCGACTTTCTCCGGGTCCAACTTCGTCGGCTGCCCGGCGTGCATTTCCTTCACGAGCGCGCTGAAGATGCGGCGCGCTTCGCCGGCATTTAATTCCGCCTTGACGTCGACCCACTCGCCGCCCGAGAGCGGCAAGCGCATCACATCCCCTTGCACAAAGCGACAGCGTCGGTCTCCCATCGGGTCCTCATTGCTCCGGTTGGCCGAGCACCGCGGCAAGCTGGTCGCCGACCAGATCGAGCGTCTCGATCGGCCAGCACCAGCGGCCCTTGTCGCGATACGCGGTGAACAGCAGCGGGCGCTGCCGGCACTGGAAGGCATCGGCGCGCGTGACATGCGCCGACAAGATCCAGCGGGCTCTGCCCTGCGGCTGTTCCTGTTTCGTGATCGTCCACGCCCCGAGCTGGGCGGCGATGCGATAGCTAAAGAGCAGCTCGCCCGCCGATCCCCGCACGGTTAACCGACGGAACACGCGGCTACGCGGCGTGCGCCTGGTCAGGCGCCTGCGCGCGCGGCTCGCGGCTGCGTCCCTGCGGACCACGCATCAGGGTGGTGCCGCTGGCCATCGTCCACGGCCCGGCAGCCATCCACGTGCCGCTGACGGTCGGCGCGCCGTCGACCTTCACGTCGAGGTCGGCGTCGATGTAGGCCTTGCCGCTGAATTTGAACAGCGGCTCGGTGTCGTTGGGGGTGAGCTCGAGGAGCCCCGGCGTGTCGGCCAGCGCGGCCTCGAACATCGTCGTGTCGGCAGAGTTCCAGAAGCCCGCGAGCGTGCCCTGCACATCGGGTAAGCCGGGGACGTAGACTTTGTTGGGATCGCCGAAGCACGAGACGTCCTGCTTGGGGGTTTTCCAGCTGATCTTGAAGTTGTTGACCGAGATGATCTCGACGGGCGTCGTGCCCGCCGCGTCGTATTTCACGACCCCGTTGCGCCCTGAAAGAATCGCCATGGTTCGTCTCCTGTGTAACCCCTAGATTTACGGCAAGACCGGAAGGACCAACACGAGGCCGCCCAGGCTGTCGACGATGGGCGTGCCCGATTCCAGATTGAGCATGTGATCCCAGTTCATGCGGGGGCTCGCGTCGTCCAGCGTGAACGTCACGCCCGCCCAGGTGCTCATCGTGGCCGTGGCGCGAAACACCAACTGGGCCCGTCCCGGCGCGCTCGGATCGGTGACGTTGTAGTCGCTGAAAGACGGACTCAGCGGCAACCACTGATCGGGCGCCACCGCGGGATTCGAGGATCGGAGCTGGACGAGCACGTTGGTCGGATCTGGGACCGACACGGGCCCGTCCAGCCAGATCCCGATCACGAACAGCCCGAACTGTTCGGCGTGCAGCTCGCGCAGGTTCTCCACCGCGACCACCGACGCCGAGACAATCGCAAAGCGATACGCCGTCACGCGATAGCGCCCGCCGCGGCGCTTCCACACGATCGTTGGATCCACCTCGTCGACTTCGGTGCCGCGGACAAACTCTTCGCGATACAGCGCGCTCACCTGGTAGCCGGGCACGGTCAACGTGCCGTCCTCGAGCAGCGCATCGATCCGGGCCGCCGCCGCCGCCGCATCGCCACCGCTCGTCCGCAAGACCCGCGCTTCCACGAGCAGCAGCGCCTCCTCGAGGACGCGGCCCTGGCTGAAGACCCCGGTGTCGGTGGCCAGGATCTGCGAGACGATCGCGAACCGTTTCGCGGCGGGCGGGGCGACGTCCTCATAGACGTTGTCGGGCAGCAGCGCGAGCAGTTGGGGATCGCTCCCCAGCTTCGCGATCACGCCGTTGACGAGCGCCGAGGAATCAGGGCGCATCGCCACTCACCAGGAGGCCTTCGCGCTCGAGCATCGCTTTCAGCGCGCGATACATCTGCGTGCGCGCCCGGACCACGGCCGGGATGAACACGTGCCCCGGCGGCATCGCGCCGCGGTTCGCGCCGAGCCGTGTGTGCCGCGCTTGCGAGCCGCTTTCGAAGATCCACGCGATCGGCGACGTGTTGCGGACCTGATACCCGACGCCGTACGGCCCCGTCGCCTTCGTGACCGTCCGCAGTCGGCGCTTGAGATCCCCGGTGCGGCTCGGATAGCCGGCCGCGATCGCCGTCTGCGCGTCGTCCGCGGCGCCCTTGACGATGCCCTGGGCGTCACCGGCCAGCCGCTCGGGCAGCGTGCGCAGTGCGGTCATCAGGTCCTCCATCCCCGACCAGGTCACAGCCGCCATCAGGCCAGGACCTCCGTGCACGTGACTTCCAACACCCGATGGCGTTCCTCCAGGTCCTGCACATTCAGCACATTGAACACGCGCCCCTCGAGGAGCAGCCGGCTGTGCGTGGTGACGTCGGGGCGATACCGGCCGCGCACCAGATTCGCCGCCGTCGTGATCGTGGTCCCGGCGTCCGGCCGCTCGCCCTCGCGCCGCGGCGCCGCAGTCAGGCTGACAGCCCACGTCGGCGGATCGGCGTCGGTCCAGGTCTGCGTATAGCCGCCGTCGCCGTCGGGGCCCGTGGTCGTGGGCGTCTGCACGGTCACCCGGTGCCGGTACGCGCCCGCCGCGATCAGCCGATCCCGTTGGCCCGCGAGGAAGCCGGCCATCAGGCGATCACCGCGTCGTGATAGGCGCGCAACAATTCACGGACGGTCACCCCGAGCGATTCGTCGGCCGGGCGCGGCGGCCCGTCGGGGTCATCGCCGCGGTAGCGGTCGAGTTCGCCGCACTGCACCAGAATCGCGGCCACGACCACCGCCGGCACCGTTACGGGATCGGCGATCCAGCCGTCCACGAGCGCTTGGCACCGTGGCGTCACGCTGCACCAGTTGAGAATGTGGGCCTCGGCCTGGTCGACGAGCGCCTGCAGGTCCACGTCTTCATCCGTCGAGGTGATCCGCAAGCGGTCCTTCGCCTGCTGGAGCGTGACGAAGGTCGACACGGCTTACCGCCGCCTCGTATCGTCATAGACCTGTTGCCAGTCCTTGCCGGCGGGCCCTGGCGGGCCGCTGGGGCCGTCCTTGCCGTCCTTGCCATCCCGCCCCCGCTTGACCTTCAGCGTCCACGCCTTGCTGCCGTCGCCGGGCTTGGTCGTCGTCGTCGCCAGGCAGTGCCACTCGGAGCCCGCCCACGTCACGCTGTCGCCGGGCTCGTACGTCCGGCCCTCGGCCCAGACCCCGCGATACAGGTCGACCGCGAACCGCGCTGTCCCGATCTCCTTCACGCGATCACCGTGGGCGGCTGTGATCGTGAACGAGCGGTCATCGCGTTGCGTGACGGCGAGGT